ACCTCACGTCCTCGCTGGACAGCACCGCGCGCGCGACACCCTGCTCCTGGCCCAGGTACGACTTCGGCACCTTGATCGCGGAGAACATCTTGTCGCGGAAATACTCGATGTCGTCCATGTGCTGCCACTGCGGCGCACCCACCACGTCGATCCTGGTACCGTCCTGACCTCCTCGTGCCGGCACGAAGAAATCCTCGTCCTGAGCGAGCGCGTCGAAGCGAAGCTCCAGCTTGCCGGTGGACGGGTTGACGTACTTCTTCTTGCGGTACTGCTGCCTGACCCTGTTGACGTAGGCCAACGCCTCGGCCGGCGGCATGTCCCCGACCTCGATGTAGAACGCGTACCGCTCGATCGCCTTGGTCAGGCGGAACAGGATCGCGCTGTCTTCGAGGATGGTCAGGCGCTTCCATATCCACCTGGCAGGCTCCAGCACCGAGTAGCCGTACACGCTCCTGCGATACTTCGATCTGAGCCGGAAGTGGACGACCTCCCAATCCTCCAACGCGGCCTTGGCGAAATGCGGATCGTTCGGGTCCTGCGAGGTCTCCTTGGCGGTTCCGGACTTGCTCTGCTTCTCCAGCAGCTTGGCGAAGTCCTGCGGCGTCATGTCGAACCGCTCCTTGAAGTCTTGCAGGAAGCCGATCAGGTTTCCCTTCGCATCTTCGATCCTGCGCACGGTGGCCGGCGGCAGGAAGTTCAAACCCACCACCCCGTCCGGCCCCAGGAGTATTTCCTCGTAGTCGTTGCCGTACTTGGTCAGGGTCCGGGCGATCTCCCAGATTTCCTCGTCGACCACCAGGCGCTTCTGGAGAAGCTCGTCGTCCAGGATCTCCTGGATGCGCTTGTCGGGCGATGTGATCCACATCGTCCGGCCGGTGACGCTGTCCACCTGGGTGGCGTCGTCCGCGAAGATATCGATCGCCGTCGCGATCTCCGGATAGTCGTCCATCTCCTCGTAGTCGCGAAAGCGGGATTGCAGATCCCTGTCCGTCGTGACCCAGTCGGACAGCAGTCCCTGGTAGTTGAGACCAAGCATGAGGTCTCGCTGCTGCACGGGAAACCGGTTGTTGGTCGCTCCCCGCGCATGCTGTCTCGCGGCATGGGTTTCGTCCCGGTCGAACCAGCTACGAACCCTGCTTGCTATGTTGCCGAACCAACCCATGCCTGATCTCCGTCACTGCTTCCGTCCGCCTCCGGTGACCCAGGACTCGTCCTGGACACCACCGAAGAGGATCGGAGGGAGTGTCTCTTGCATACGTGACTCAAGCATTCTCGCCATCACGGCTTGCTGCTGTTCGGGCATCCAGGGGTCCTGAGCATACGATGAACTCTGGATGAAGGGCAACGGCTGATTCATGGATCGTTGCGACAGCGTGAACAGACATCCCGCCAACGCATCCGCCACGTCCTTCGAGCCGGTGGGCGGATGATCGATCTTCCGCCGCCTGCCCCGCCGATCCTCCTGGAGCGTCTCCAGCTCCTTCTGAAGCGGCGGGTAGTCGTAGATGACCACCCGGTCCTCGTACAGGGCGGTCTTGAGGTTGTCGTAGGGATCCGGAGTCAGATCCACCGACTGCACCTCGGCACGATAGCCCCGCTGCTTCATCTGCTGGATGGTGTCGGCCGACTGCCACGAGTCGAGGCTCACCCGAGTGACCATGAACCCGTGGGCCGACAGGTCGTACACCAGGTGTCGCAGGTCTCCCAGCACGATCTCGCCTCCGATGGGAGGGACGATCTGGAGGATGAGGTCCACCGTGTACACGGGCGCACGCTCGGCAAACTGTCGCCCGTCCTCGGCCCGGCGGATGACCTGCTTGTACCCGGACACGTGCGACATGCAGAATCCGGTGGCGTCTCCGCGCAGCGAGGGGTCGATGTGTACGTGCCGTGGCGCATCCGGATTGAGCAGGGGCTTCCACGCCGGCTCCCTGACCCCGGTGGGCCCCCGGACCATCTTGGTCTCGACAAGCCGATCCCAGATGAAGGACCCACCCCGAGAGGGGTCGTAGACCACGACGGAGAACGGATGCTCCCGCCCGGTACGCATGGCGACGCTGATCTTGTCGCGGCGTTGGATGTAGGGGTTGACCGACACCGTCGCCACGCCGGCAATGTCCCGGATGCTGCCCTCCAGGTCGGACTCGAAGTCGGCCCGGAAGTCTTCCGGCACCTCGATGAGCACGCAGTTCTCCGGACACAGGTCGTCCTGGTACCGGGACTCCTCCCCGTCGTCCAACACCCTGGACGGGATGGATTCGTTGCCGCACAGCACGAAGAACTTCTTGTCCGAATAATGCGACGGTTTGACGTCCCAGAGGGAGAAGTCGCGCACCAGCACGGAGGGATCGTTCAGGGACTCCTGGATCCGGCGCGCGGTGAAGTCGTCGTTCGTCTGCTTCGACGACACGACGAAGAGCATGCCCGGCAGCTTGCCCCCCTTCTCGAAGCGGCTCTTCATCCTGCGTCGCATCGAGTTGTAGAGGGTCTCGGCCTGATCGACCATGCCGTAGCGCCTGCCGTCCTGGGTCTTCTTGCCCTCGTTGCGGTGCATGAAGTTGGTTTCGTCGAGGATCGCACTGATGAGGTTCATGCCGAGCACGGAGTGGTCGGTCGTCGCACGCGCGGTCAACCAGATGTGCTTGGGGAACCGCATCTCCTTCTGCGTGTCTTCGAAGCTGAAGTGCTCCGAGAAATACGGGCTGGCCTTGATCTTCGCACCGATGTTCTCGAAGACGACCTTCCGGGCGAGTGTCTCGTTGACGCTCATGTTCGCAATGGAGATGGTCGAGCCCGGAGCGAGACCGAGAGACTTGCAGGGATCCCGGAGGCACGACAGCTCGTAGAGCAACCGGCAAACTCCTATGGACGCGGCGAAGGTCTTGCCCGTGCCGATCGCGCCCGTGAAGATGCATTCGTTGTAGCCACCGGAGAACAGCTCCTTCAACGCCTCCAACCACTTCGGGTAGATGCTCGCGCACGTCTTCCCCAGGTAGTACTCGTCCATGATGAACGTCTCGATGTCCACGGGCTCGCGCTCGTATTCGGCGTCCTGGAGCACGTCGACAATCCGTTCTCCCTGCGGGATGGCCGGCTGCTGAAGTTCCAGCAACAACAGCTTGAACGTCTCCAGCTCGTCGGGGTTGAGCTTGGACACGTCCTTCCGCAACTCCTCCAGCAGGTCCGCCCGGCTGCGAACGCTGTGGGACCGCCCGTTCTGGTTCCGGATCACGCTTCGTCCTCCAAATCGAACGTCGGCGGCTCGTCGGGCTCGTCGGGATCGTCCAGCATCAACCCGTCATCGTCGTCATCCTCCTCCTCGGCCATCTCGTCCCTGGACTGGGAAATCTCGACGAAACGCTCGGCCAGGCTCAGCACCTTCCGGCTGGCCTGCGGATCCTCCAGCACCCGGCGCACCGAAGACTTCCCGTAGCGGGTCTGGACCTCCTCGGAAGCCCCGCCCTCGATCTGCAAGGTTCCGAGGTGCCGGGGGTCGAGCCCCAGGTCGTGCTTCATCTTCTGAAGGGACTCCAGGATGGACCGCGCCTCCTTGATCTCCTGGTTCACGGACGGGATGAGCTTCTCGGCCTTCTTCTCCAACGCGTGGTCGATGTCGATCCGGGTCATCTGGATCCGGAAGAGTTTCGTCAGCTCCTCCATGACATCCAACCCGTCCCTGACCTCCTGGGCGGCTTTGGAGAAGGCATGGGGCAGCCGACGCGCCACCAGCGTGGTGGGAGGCAGCGACCGGCGGTAGGCTTGCAGGATGTAGATGAGGGACAGCTCCTCGACGTCCGTGTACTCGCGCTTCGTCTTCTGGACGTACTTAGCGATCTCGGCCAGGGGCCAGCCGGTCGTGACCATCTCGTGGACGTCGTCGAAACAAGCCAGGCTTTGAAGACGGTCAAACTTGCCGGCACGGGGCTTCCGGCTGACGGGCTTCACCCGACGTGCGTCTCGGGTCGCCTTGTTCGGGACGGGGGGCAGGGTATCCGACATGTAGCACCAAGCGTCCACGTGGACGCGGGTCAGTCAGTGTTCGGCCCACGAATCCCCGTAGGCTCCTTCCACCACCACCGGGACGTCGGGCAAGAACGGCTGCATGCCTTCCTTCATGCCTTCCTCCAGGTCCGTCTTGATGGCTTCCAGCTGCTCCGGGTCATCGTCGGCCTCGATCACGATCTCGTCGTGGACCATGTGAACGAGCTTAGCACGTCCGCCATATTTCTTGAGCCGTTCATAGACCAAGGGCAAGGACGCCTTGAGCCCATCCGCCCCGGAACCCTGCACGGGTGTGTTCCCGGTCACGAACACGTGGCCACTCCTGCGAGCCACGAAGAACGTGTTGGGAACCATCGGGCACCACACGCCGAAGGTACCCTTCACCTTCTTGGTGTGCCGCCTCAACACCTGGACCTTGTCCCGCTTGAGAAGCGTGACCTGCCAGTGCTTGGTCCCCTTCGGGATGTTCTTGAGCTTGGAGGACCTCGGGCGATACTTGCTCATATCCCGTTCCTTGATCGAAGCGGCCACCCCGCACAAGGTACACAGGATCTGGAAAGCCTCCGCTCCTTCTCGGGTCTTGGTAACGAACGCCGTTTTCGACTCGCGCCAGCCATCCCCGTCGATCATTGTCTGCATGAGCAAATGGCACTGCTTGGCCGTCAACACATTGAGCAAAGCCAACGTCAACACCCTGTCCGGGCACAATCCCGCCAGGACTTCCGTAACCGGGTGCCGGAAATGCCACAACGCCTGTCCAGGCCCATTCGGATGCTTGGTGTACTTGATCCCCATACGGCCAAGCAGCGCCTCGATCCTGGCTGCCTTGAGAGCGTTGGTTTCCTCGCTCTGGTACAATCGGAAGGAAACACCAGAAGGCTTGGGTCCGCGTTTGCCTGGACGACCTTCGACACGCCGGGTCTTCATCAGGCGACCGTCCGTCAACCACCACCCGGCAAGCTCGACAGCATCATCCGACAGCATCCCCGCCTCGGGGCCGATGTACCTGCCCGTCCGATGGATCCTGTCGTCTCCATGCAAGGAAATGGTCTGCGTTACCCGTTCCACATCCCGCTTCGCCGCCTTGCTGTAGACCAGCCAGCGGTGATCCGGCGTGGACAGGGCGTGAAAAGACCGCGACTTGAACTCGATCAATTCACGCTCGGCTGGGCCAAACACCTTCAGGTCTGTCGGGCGCTGCCATTCCAGGGCTGCTGTATCCGGATTCTTGGTCAGCAACTCGTCATCCATGGTCAGGTCAGGCCCACGGACCCAACCTCTCCGGGTCAGAGCCTCCGTCTCGAAATCCACACAGTTCAGAATCTCATTGTGTGCATCCTCCTGCAAATAGCGAATCCGCCCGGAAAGCGTGCGGGACACGCCCGTCCGCTTGCCCTGGCTCATGGTCCGCTGGTGCCACTCCTTCACCCCGGAGTACCCCTCGAAGTACCGCTCGCGGAACCGCTCGGCGTCTTCGAGCTTCAGCGCGATGCCGTATGCGCTCATGGCATACAGGACCAGCTTCTCCGCGCCCATGCCGTAACAAAGTCCAAAGTTTACAGGTTTTGCTGATTGTCGCATATCTCTGGAAACTTCGGAAAGCGCTACCTCGTTGACCAGCGCGGCCGTCTGGCGGTGTGCGTCCAGACCCTTCCGGTAGACCTCCATCAGCAGCCGATCCCTGGAAATCTGCGCCACCAGTCGAAGCTCGATCTGGGAGTAGTCCGCCACGACGATCTTCCGACCCGGCGGGGGCGCGAACGCCCGGCGGTAGTCCTTGGACCTCGGTATCTGCTGGAGGTTGGGATCCGAACTGCTGTAACGTCCCGCTGCCAGGAACGGGTAGAAGCTGGTGTGGATGCGCCCGGTCACCGAGTCGACATGACGCAGGTACTCGGGTCCGAACGACGAGACCCGCTTGGCTGCCTTGGTGTAGGCGATCAGCGTCCGCAGCACCGGATACTTCCCCGCGTGCATCGCGAGCGTCATCTCCCGCGTGTTCTCCACAGGCACTCCCAGCCTGTGGATGGCTGCCCGCTTCTGCACGTGGGAGTTGAGGTTCCACCCTGCGGACATGCCGGGAAGACCCATCTGGTCCTTCGGGTGGGGCAATTCCTTGAACACCTGTTCCTTCAGCTCGTCGCGTCTGATCCGGGCAGCCTCGGCCAGCTCCAGCCACATCTCCCGGTCGAGGTGGAAGCCGTTCACCTCCATCGAGGCTTCCGGAAGGATGGCCTGGAACTCGATGAGGGCCGTCCTGTTCAACCCGGCCTGCGCGAGCTTGGGCTTCATCACCTCCCGGAGCACCAGAAGGTGCTCGACGTCCTCTGCGGCGTACCTCAGTTGGTCGTCCGACAGCTCCCCGCCCCAGTCCGAAGCGGACATGTCCGGCGCGTGCCCTTCCATGCCCAGCTCCCTCTCGTAGATCGAATACAGGTCGTGGGACAACCCCTTGCCGTTGTGCAGGAGGTTGCTGGCCCGGAACGTGTCGAACAGGGGCCACAGCTCGATGGCGTGGTGATGCAGCAGGAACTTCTGGTCGAACTTGAGGTTCTGCCCCACGACCACGGCACCCCCGTCGTTGAGGGCTGTCGCGACCGGTCCCAACGTCTTGGTATGGAACAGATCGATCAACCAGATGTTCCGGCCGGTGTTGAGCTGGAGGAGACGGATCCGCCCGTGGTGCGGGGACAGCGAGGTCGTCTCCGAGTCCAGCCCGACAACGGGGACCTGGGCGATCTCGTTGGCGATCTCCCCCAGGCGATTCGGATCACGTACCAGTTGCATGAGCCGGGGTTCCTACATCAGGTGCGGGCTCGCTTGCGCTTGGCTCGGCCTCGGGCGGACTTGCCGCGAGAACCTGTGGCCGAACCGGGTCCTCGCCTTGCCCTTTTGGGGCCACCTTGTACGTACCACGGTCCACCTTGTTCACCAGCAGACCCCGGACGAGCCTGCGGAGCGCGTTGCGCACCCAGGAGTTGCCCTGGGCTCGGGTCTTGCGAGGGAACGCTGCCTTGGCGATCTCGACCAGGGTCATGGCCGACCGGGACGCGCGCAGTGCCTCCAACACCTTCATCTCGTTGGTGTTGAGGTTCGCCGGGTCGAGCTTGATCTGGCCCGCCCCCTGCCCGGACTTCGCCGGCTTCGCTTTGGTGGCTGCCTTCTTCGGAGGCGCTTTGGAGGTGTCCTTGATCACCTTGATGCGGGCCCCGATCGGCTTCGTCTTGCGCTTCGTGACCTTCTTCTTGGCCTTCTTTGCCGAACGCTTCTTGGTGGCCTTCTTCGCAGCCCTTCCGGCTGCCTTGGCCGGTTTGGCGGGCTTGCCGCTCCCCAGCGATGCGGCGAGCGCGCGCTGCTTGTCCAATGTCGTCGTCTTCTTGTCCATCAGATCCTCCAATCAGCTGTTCGAGCAAGATCCAGACCAACTCGATCAACGCAGACGGTTGTGGATGCTCTCGGCCAGGTTCTCGCACTTCCCGGCCACGATCACAAGCTCGGCCTGCATCTCGATCAGGCACTCCACCAGGTACTGCTCCGGGGCCTGCGCGTCGAGTACCGGCATCGGGTGCTCGGCGTTGTCCGGATCCACCAATCTTTCCCACCGATCCAGGATCTTCCTAGCGGATCGGATCTCTGCCAGGAGAAGGTCCCTGGACACCGGCAGCGCCACCATCACTTGGCTCCCTTCGCCAGCTTGGACAGCAGTCCCGCTCCGAACACGACCTCGTCATTGGTCATGTCCAAAGCGATGATCTTTACTCCGAAGACCTGCTCCATGCGGCGCATGAAACGCATGCGGTTCTCCTCCATGTTTCCCGGAACGATGTCGTTGTTCGCCAGGAAGTCGGTGCAGATCATATCGAGGTTGTGGGACTTCTTGTCGGAGCCCGTCATCTCGCCCGACTTGCGGAGCGCGAGCTGCACGTTCAGGTACTGCTCGGAGTACAGCCCGAAGTGGAGGAAGTTCATCTCCTCCGGTTCGTCCGGAGCGGCTACCGGCTGCGGGGGCTGCGGTCCGGCGACCCTGGCCGGCACGTCGGCATCGTCGAAACCGGGGGACGCGGCATCGACCTGCGCGGTTCCGCCGACTGCCTCCAATTCCGGCCCTTCTTCCTCGCCCTCTTCGTCCTCGGCTTCCTCGGCTGCCTCGGCTGCCAGCTTCGCGGAGACGGCTGCCTGCGCCTTGGCGATGTCGGCAGCCTGCCTCGCCTTGGCAATGGACGCCCGGAGAATCGGGTAGCTGGACTTCTCCGCTACCTCGATCCACCCCTCGACGTTTTCCGGTTCGAGGATGCCGGTCATCTCGCGCAACTTGGACACCCCCAGGGCGACCAGGCGCTTCTTGAGGTCCGGGTCGATCCCTGCCAGCTGTACCTCCAGACAGTACCAGATGGCGCGGAGCCGTTCCGCCTTGCGCTTCTGGATGCCGAGATCCTCGTCCGCCCACTGGGCGAACGACTTGAACCCCCACGCCTTGTAGATCGGACCCTTGTTGGGGTCGTTGTCGAGCGGGGTGTCCCAGACCTCGTAGAGGATCTGCGACAGCTCCAGATACCCGACATCGAGGTCGACGGCGAGCTGCTTGGCCCGCCTTCTGACCTTCTGACACCAGGACTTGGATCCACGCTGGGGGGCGTTACCCCCCTCGATGACTGTCAGCCTATCGGCTACTTCGGCCATACTCGCCTCCGATCGATCACAGTGTAGCACCTGACCACGGATTGTCAAGAAAAGAGGCGGTTCTTGCCAGACGCAGCCCCAGGCCGATCTGGAATCCCGCCCCCGTCACAGCATTCGTCTGACCATCTTGACCGGCTCCGCGTCCAAGCAAACTACCACGGAACCAAGAGCGTCCCAAGCATGTTCGTGCTCGCCGGCCGGCAACTTTTCGAGCAGCTGGGCGAAGTCCGTGCGGGGGTACAGGTGGCGCAGTGCGTTGGCAACGTCCGTCTTGGACGCCTTCTTCGAACCGGCGACCCGGTTCTTCAGCTGTTGGGGCGTACACTGGAAAACCGGGATGTTGTGCTGGGAAGCCAGGGCGGCAATCGCGCCCCAGGACATGCCGAGCTTGGCCGAACTCGACGCGTTGCGGGGGAAGCTCATGGACTCCGCTCCGAACGCCACCACATCGTGGGCCAACACGATCTTGGTCAGGGCTTCCACAAGTCGCTGGGCGCGACGGAAGTTGTCGTCCGCCGCCAGAACCTTCAACTTGGTTGCGGACTTCTTCGTCCGCAGTACGCCCATGTAGATGGGTTTCTCCGACTCGCGCTCCAGCTCCAACACGGCCACCCCGAACGAGGCAAACCCTGGATCCATTCCGATGACATGCTTCATTTTCGGCCTTTCGCGTACAACATGACCTTGGAGGTCATGACCAACGAGGCAACAAGACGGTCGGCATCCGCACAACGAAGCAGCCGACCCTTCGGATCCTTCGGAAAACCTTTGCTCCGGGCTGCTTCCACCGCCTCGATATACCGGGCGACATCCGCCTCGTCCTTGCCCTGCCACGGCACCTCGTACAGGACGCACAAGGAACAGATGGGAGCCAGACCCTGAGCTGCCTGCAAGAACCAGTTTGCCTGCGGGCGATCACATCCGGAGCAGGTCGTCCCGCCCGGCAAGCGCTTCGGGAGCGGCGCGATCAGCAACGGGGGGAACGCCAAGCCGTGGAAGTCAGATGAGTCCTGCGGCATCGTCCGGCTCCGCGTCGCCAAAGCATTGATTGAGCACCGGACACTCCTGGGCCATGGAACACGTCCGAGTGGCGCAGATGCGCTCGGGCAGCTCCCCGGTCCTCATGCCCTTCCGGATGCTGCCGAGCATCTCCACGACACCCTCCCAGACCTCTTCGTCGGGCTCCACATGGTGCTCGATGAGGTTCTTCTCTATCGAATACACCCCCTTGACCCAGTACAGGATCTTGCCCCACTTGAGCCCCGCCAGCCGCATGTAGACGTTGGCCTGGAGTACGTGCTCGATCTGCGGGCAGTTCCGGACCTTCTTCGCCCCGGTCGTGGAGATGCTCTTCAGCTCGAACAGCCCCATTCCCTCGTGGCCCGGCAGCACCAGCAGACCGTCCATGTGCCCGCCCGTGCCGACCGTCTCGTCCCTCAGGAAGTACTCGTGGTAGAGGAACTCCTCCCCTCGGCACTCCGAGCACTCCGTGGGCCTCCGAACAGCCGCGTCATACACAGCACGACCCTTTGCCGCTCCATGAATATGCCCACACTGTACGCACCTCCACGCACCCCGAATCGCCCCGACTGCCGGGAGGATGATGTTCTGCATCGCGTGATGCATCCCGGAGCCCAGGTCGTAGTTCGCGATCTCCTCCGCACCCTTCCGAATCCTTATCGGGATCTGGTGCTTCTGGTGCAGCACCTCCTGGCGGGGGCACACGTAGGCGAGCCCGGACGCCCGGTAGTAGAACGAATCCAGGCTGGGCGGGGGCCGATCCTCCTTTCGCCCGTAGCGTTCCAGGATCAGTTGCTTCAGGTCGGTGGGGGCAAGCGCTTCGGTCGAGCCGCCCGTCGCCTTCGCCACCAGGTTACCAAATCCCACAGCCAGCTCCTCTTGGTTCCGAACAGGTCATCCAACGCACGACGGACCGAGTCATGCAAGTCCCGCGCCTCTCCCGGCGTCAACTCGTACTCGCACTCCGGGCATTGCCAGTACTGATGGTGCTCGCTCCATTCCAAGCGGCACTCGCACGTCAAACACTCGAACCCGGCCTGCACGTCGTTTGGTCCACGGACGACGAACATCAGGCGGACCTTCTCCCAGGGCGGTATGTACAGGTGATGCCGGAACACCACCCTGCGGGTATCGGGGTCGGTCACTGGAGGTTGTCCTCGTCGATGTCCCAGTTGCCGGCCGCAGCCACCCCGTCCCAATAGACCCTGGTGATCAGGGTCTCGAACTCGGGGTCGTACCGGTAGGCCCGGAGGTTCCAGTAGGCCCAGATCACGAGTCTGAGGACTTGACGTTCACGCCAAGAAGGCGCGCGGCCACGTCGATAGGGATCATCAGCCACTCCTCGGGAACCGCCCGCGATTCCCGCACGTACTCGCTCTCCAGCTCGCCGCCAACGTGATTTCGGTCGAACCGGAGAACCATCGCCGGCTCCTTGCCCGACCGACGTGCTGCTATCGTAATCTCCTGAAGCCATTTCCTGGTGATCCTCATGGACTTCGTGTCCGGGTCGATCCTCTTGTGCTCGAAGGCGAAGTCGGGGGTCTCTCCGTCCTTGCCTTCGGTCTCCCGGCGGTCCCTGGCGTAGGGGCGAGCCCCGGATTGCTTGGTGCGCCTGCCTCCCAGCTTGCGGGCTGCCCGCTCTTCGGCGGCGTTGGAGCGCTTCTTCTTGTCAGAATAGCTCGTCTTCGTCTCCGAGCCCATCCATCGAGGCGTCGGCTTCGGGATTGTCGATGACGTGTCGGTCTTTCCTGGCTTCTTGGTGCCCACAGCTGCACCTCCACACGTACTTCATGGGGAAGCTGAGCAGGCTAGCAGGGTCCACCTCGGCTTCCATCTCCTTGCCGCACTTCGGACAGGGAGAATCGACCGCGGGTGCGTCCTGGGCACCGCCCAGCTCGGCCAACACGTCGTTGACCTGGGCGTCGTCCAACGGCATCCCAGGCACGTCGGGAGCCAGGGTGTTGACGACGTGGGACGAGAGACCGGCGTCGAAGTCCTCGTCTGCCTCGTCGTCCTCCGCTTCGGTAGGATCTTCAAGGTCGTCGAGGGGATCCATGTTTGTTGGAAGTGTTGCCATGCCCCTAGTGTAAGCACGTGAGGCATGTTGTCAAGCCGCAAGAAGTACGGTCATCAGCATGTTCCGGATCTTGTGGCTGAACACGGGGTCGGTCGCCAGCTGTTGCTCGATGTACTTCTTGCCCCGCCAGCTGTCGTCTCCGATCATCCAGCTCGACCCGGAGCCGGTCAGGATGCCCAACCGCTCCAGCTGCGTGATGATGAAGTGCTCGTCCGCGATCTGGCCCTTCAACTTGGTCTCGGTGTCGGAGAGCATCATGCGGAACTGCCCCTCCATCTTGGGCACGCCGGTCTTGTTCTTGTCCACCTTGAACGGGATGTCGACGAACAGGGGCCGACCGGAATCCTTGTCCATCTCGTACTTCCCGTTGTTGACCCTCACCTCGTTGGATGCCGCGAAACCCCACGCGAGACCTCCGGGTTGGGTTTCTGGGTTGCCGAACAGCAGACCGACCTTCATGCGGATCTGATTGGTCAGGAAGATCGTGGGCTTCCAGCAGTCGTCGCTGACATTGCCAACGGCGTTCATGGCCGCGACGAACTTGCGGACGGCCTTGCCGGACACGCGGGCCTGAGCGCCAACCATGTCCTCCGACACGCTCTTCTCGATCTCCTTGGCCGGGGTCAGGAACGCGATGCTGTCGAGGATGATGACATCGCACTCCTGGGAGCGGATGAGCGCTTCGAGGATGTCCAGTGCCTGCTCGGCGTAGTCCGGCTTGGAGATCAGCAGCTTCGCCGGATCGCAGCCCAGATTGCGGCCCCAGTTGCCCTCGTAGGTACCCTCCACGTCGATGTAGACCACGGACATGTCGGCAAACTCCCCGCACTGGCACTTGCCGTCCGGACCGAGGGGGGTCAGGCAGCTTCGACACGTCTGCTGGGCGGACGCCGCCGCCAAGGTGCAGAGCGTGGACTTGCCGGTGCTCTTGTGCCCGTAGATGGTGTTGATCCTTCCGATGGGCCATCCACCCCCGAGTGCGTAGTCCAGCTGGAGAATCCTGCTGGACAGCCGGGGCACGTGCTCGACCC